ACCCCCGAGGTTTCTCAAGTCGATTGCGGCCACAAATTCTGCAAAACCTGCATCCGGTCGACCATCCGGGCCTGCCAACCCTATCGCCGCTGCGGCTGCCCCATGTGCCGAGCCCCGATTCATAAAATCGTCCGAAGAATTGCCGGAGAGGAACCGGCCGTTATCGACCTCACTACCCCTGCTGCGCATATGGCCACCGCTTGAAACCCTTACTGAAACCCTTACTGAAACCCTTACCGAAACCCTTACTGAAACCCTTACCGAAACCCTTACTGAAACCCTTACTGAAAAGCCCTACAAAAATAAAAAAGGCCCTGGTTGCCTTTTTTATTTCACACACATCAATTTTTTATTTTAGCGACACATAATGACTATAACACAAACCAGTAACATAAATAATACCAAAGTTAATTTTTGTATATTCCATGATGATTTCAAAACGGGCACACTTTGTTTTTTTTCGATAATATGATTTATTTTTTCCATGCCGGAACACAAGAGGGTAATTCCACAAGCTAAATTTTGCGTATTGTCCGGGTCTCGACTCAAATCGATTTCGCCACCACCGCCATTGCTGTTTTTACGAACACGATTGACATAATCCATGCGACGTTTCATGACAATATCAAATAAATCGCGATTGCATATGCTGCATACAGTCATGCACCTCTTGCAAGACGTCAATATCATATGTTTCTAAGATTTGCAAAATATGATAGCTGTTGCCACCGGCCAGACCGTGAGCCATATCACTGGCCAGATTCGACGGGGTCATTTTGAGTTCGTGTAATAGTTTGTTCATGTTTGATTGCCATTATATCCGACCCGAAATAGCCCTTCAATTTTACATTCACAAATTCGACCCTTCCAAATTAAAAAGTGGCTTTTGTGTAGCCACTTTTTATGTGTTTTTATGAGTTTTTTGTTGATTTTTTATGCTTGGATAGCTCCGGTTTCTGGGTTAAAGGTTCCGACTTGGTCGTGAGGAAAGTTAGTGTCATATAGATTATTCTCGGCGTCAATCAAGTATTCCTTGTCTCCGATGGTGACGACGCGTGTTTGCACGTCTTCAGTTGCCTCATCGACAGGTGCTGCTGGTGCTGCCTCGGATTTTTTTGTTTTTTTAGGTTTTTCGGCGGCATCGGCCTTTTTCGCACGAGGCTTCTTTTCCTTTGCTGCTGGCTCGGTAGCAACTGGCTCACTAGTTGCTGGTGCTGCTTCGGTAGCAACTGGTTCAGTTGCTGCATCAGTTGCAACCGAAGCGGCAACTGGCTCAGTTTCCTTGACCTTTTTCGCACGAGGCTTCTTCTCCTTTGGTGCAACGGTAGCATCAGTTGCAACGGTAGCATCAGTTGCAACTTCCTTGACCTTTTTCGCACGAGGCTTCTTCTCCTTTGGTGCAGGTGCTTCGGTAGCAGCAGCAACAGGTTCGCCGCCGTTAGCGTCGGCAATCAATTGAGCAACTAGCTCGTCTTGAGCTGCTGGAGCGGCCTTTGTCTTTTTGGCACGAGGAGCTTTTGGGGCCTTTGGTGGCTTTTTAGCCTCGGCGACCATCTTGCGCATGACCTTGTTGGTCTCCTTGATTGCGCCGAAGAAGCCTTCAAAGTAGGTGGTTTGCTCTTCGACTGTGCCGAACATGGTCATTTGTTGGAATAATTGTTTGCGAGTTTCCTCATTTAAATCGGTTTGCGTCAAGAACCAGTGACCGAAAGACAAGAAGCGAGAGTATTTTGCACTTAAGGTTGGCTTCTTTGGGGCCTTGACTGCGTTAGCAGCGTTAGCAGCGTTAGCATCGTTAGAGACGGTTGCGACGAATTCAGAGTTCATTGTTGTTGTTTTGTAGTAGCTGGTTGTTTGTGAGGTGTCATTAGATTCTCCTGAAAAAAAGCCTTTCAATTTTCTGGCATTTTTGGGGGTTTTGTTTCTCCCGAACTTTCACCCGACTCCTTCTCGGTCATTTCGTCGCCCCCCACCATGGAGGCGCCCATTTTTCATTATCCTACTCGATTCCCGTTATCCCACTCATTTCTCGATAAGTATGGCCGGGGCCGTGGGGTAGGGTTAGCGGGAGGGCTCGGGAGAGAGGTTAGGGTGCGAGGGGAGGGAGAGTGGTAGGGCTCGGGTGATACAGGACATCGGAGGGGCACACCTTCACGCCGCAACCCTCTCTCAAAGACCCGCTGATAAAACACATACATCAATCCTATGACACATGTTCTCAACAAAGTCCATGCAACACTCTCTCAAAGACCCACTGACAAAGCCCATACATCAATCCTATGACACAAGTTCTCAACAAGGTCCATGCAAAATCATCATCTCGTTCAAATATCTCCGGACAAAAGAACACACAACAATCCTATAACACAATCATCCCATATATTAAATATTTTATTCAGGATGGTGAAATATGAGAGTTTTTATTATTTGAATAGTAATTTATTTAGAAATTGATATTTAGAAAAATATTTGTATAATATATACATGTCAGAAAGAGGTGATTTTTTTAAAACTCTTTTAAAGCAGATACCATACGGAACCAAAATAGTAGTACAGTTTACAAAATCACCAGAAAATTATGGTTGTTATGCAGTAGGTACATTACACAAAGAAGGAGATGAAATATATATACAAAATCAAAAATTGTATTTAGAGAATGACGCAACACGTGATGACAAAACTACGTATCAACAACAGTTAACATTGAACGTTCTGGAGCAAAACTCGGGTCTAAAATTTGGCACAAATATTCGTTATGAAAATATAAAAAATATATACACAGATGAAATAAGATCTGAAGATCAAAAAAATAACATCTTAAATAATTTTCCATCAACAGAACATCATATTGCAAGCCATTGGTTACCTGATAATAATGCTATTTATATACATGGTAAAAATCTTTCATTGATTACTGAAAATATAACTGCATCAAAAAAAGGACCTACTGCAAGAGTCACTGACGGTGATAAGATTCTGGAATCACGTGAAAAATATACATTCCAACGTGCAGATACTGAAAACAAACCTTTTGAGGAAGAAGCTTACTCTAATTTTAGTTATAAAAAAAGAAGATCAGACGAAGGACATAATACCACAAACAAAAGAAGAAAAGAAGAAAAAATACCAAACAACAGAGGAGGAAAAAAATCCAAAAAATCAAAAACACAAAGAAAAAATAAGAAATCCAACAAATCCAAAAAAATAAAAATCAACACAAGTAAAAAATAAGTAACCAAACCAGTTACTTATTTTTCATGACACAAAGCAACATGTATATTGTGCTTCAAACTTATACCAGCGAAGAATTACACCCTTGTTCATTTCCAAAAACACCCAATAGAGAACCTAGACATCAAAAAACCCCCAAAAACAACCAATACTCACGACCTAGGTTCTCCACAATTACCAATAGAGAACCTAGACATCAAAAAACACCCAAAAACAACCAAAATCCCATGCACAGGTTCTCACACATCCCAAAATAAAATGACAAAAACATCGGTATAAAGCTATGTGTATATACACCAACAGCCATACAATCAATGTCTTATCCAACATATAATGACAACGCAACCCTATATCACCATACCGCTTTAGCACACCTAGCAGGCATCATGCGAGAACTATTTTGCCCGAAACCCCCAATACCCCAGCAACAAACAGACCAAGAAGAACCAGCACACCTAGTCATAGATATGCCCACAGTAGAACCTCAAGAAGAAGAGTATTTGCTAATCCATCAGCCAGAGACAATTACCCAACATACAATCCCACATATAACACTAAACCAATACCGCCCAACCATCCTCCAAATCATATGCAATTGTCTCGCTAAATATTTCAGAAAACCCAAACAAAAATACTAACCAAAACCCCCAAAAAATCACAACCCAGGTTCTCAACAACCCCCCAAACTAAAATGTCCAACCAATATAAATGAACCTCGCACTACTTTTAACAATCATATCTATAACACAATTACTACAAACCAAAGCACTCGAAGCAACAGCACTCGAAGTGACATCAGACATCATCTACGTCTATGCCTACTCCTGGACACCAGGTTTCTGCAAAACATCTTCATCAACAACTTACCCCGGATGCATCAGCCCCCAGCCCTACTGGAAAACCGACTTCACTATCCACGGCCTCTGGCCCCAATACACCACAACCGGCTACCCATCGTATTGCTCCACGGACCCCTTCGACCCCAACACCCCACTCGAAATCGGCTGGGACACCATGACCCAATACTACCCCGACGTCAAATACGAAGAAACCGACCCCGACTATGATTCCTTCTGGGAACACGAATGGGACAAACACGGCACCTGCTCGGGGCTCAATCAAACCTCCTATTTCCAGCAAGCCCTCGACCTAGCGAAAGCCTTCCCCACACCCCAAACCCTCCAACAATCCATCGGCCAAAGCATCGACCCATCAACCCTCCAAACCGCCCTAGGTGGCCCCACAAAAGTCGCACTGCAATGCACAACGCAATCATCCACCACCTTCCTCACGGGCGCCTACACATGCTGGACCGCAACCAACACACCCACCCAAATCGACTGCCCAACCCAAGTCCAACAAGAAGATACGTGCAAGACCCATACAACCATTCTGATTCCATCCTTATAATTCTATAGCAACGATTTGTAAAATATCTATGTCAAAATACATATTTTATCCAGGTTCTCTTCCATGAAGAAAAAATTTTATTTGTGTGCCTTTAAGAACGCTACTATAGGTTTATATGTGTCAGGTTGTGTTTGTGCATAATGTTCTGCTGATTCTAATGGTGTCCCTAAAGGTTTGGCTTCTAAATCGGTTCTTGCCCCATTATCTAGTAATAATTGTATCATTTTTATCATATCCTCAGGAAGACCATTATTACTAACTGCGGTATGTAATGCGGTATGTCCAGTTTTTTGATTTTGTTTATTTACATCTGCACCATTTTGTAGCAATAATTCAACTGCTTCTATATCTCCCTTAGCAACTGCTGAACGTAAGGCGGTAATACCAGGTTTGTTTTTACTTAAATCAATATCTTCAAAATCTATCCACTTATTCTTCCATTTTTTATCTGCTAATATTTCTCGCACCTTAGCAATATCAAATGTTTTTTTAGGTTTTTTAAATTCTGCCAATAAGTCTAATGCTAATTCTTTTTCTTTTCCTTTTGGTCCTTCTGGTTTTGTTGATGCTTTTGGAGATTTTGGTGATGCTTTTGGAGATTTGGGTGATGATGAAGGAGAACCACCATTATTTTTTCGGGTAAGCCTATTGCTTTTACTAACGCGCTTGTTTGTGTTATTCATAAAACTTTGCGTATATATAGACATTAGAAAAAACCACACATTTTCCTAAATATGATGCAGGTCTACCCATAAACAATATCTATAACACAAAACCCCCCATATTTGAGAACATAAACAATATCTATAACACAAAACCCCCCATATTTGAGAACATAAACAATATATATAACACAAAAAACCCCATATTTGAGAACATTCACCAACAATGTTCTCAAAAACCCCCCTTACGTAGGCAATACTTGTTGCGATTGACCAAGCACTAATTTGTTGCGCACAATATACATCGACGACACCACCAGCAAAGCAATTTCCGTAATACTCCGCACAATCATGGGCCAATCATCATTCGCAATACTGTAATACATCCACATCGAAGAAGAGCAAATACTCATCATACAAAACAACAACGACAGACTATTCGTGCTCTTGTTTTTGTAAATAATATACATGAAAATAAACCGCCCAACCACCGATATAGAAGTCGCACTATAAGGTATGATTTTCAGGTTCTCATCCTCTTCGTCCCCTTCGTTATCCATTTACTAGATACCCAGAAAACAAATAAACCAATACTAAAACCTAACAAATCTGGAACGCCGCCAGTTTGCTCCGCAAAGTATTCGTGGCACTGCGCAAAGTATTCGTGGTCTGTTTCAATGCATTGCTCGCCTGTGTAATATAAATAACATCACTATTATTCTCCATCGCCACACTGACGCCGTGCTCGCAAATCACATTCCAGTTATCAATCGTCGCAATGGCTTCCGAAATAATGTGTTTTTCAGCGGCCGACAAATCGGCATCGACGGGAACCACGCTAGAAGGCGCAACAAAATGTGTAATATATTGCATCGCGCAGTTGATTTCGTCCATGACGCCTTCCAACACGATTTTCGTATCGTGGGCGGATTTCGGGAACTGAATCGTGGTGGTCGACAAAATGGTCTGCTTGAATTTGCCAAAGACCTCCGACAAATTCCATATTTTGCGCAATGCTACGGAAATCGAACGCAAGAACTCAATGTCGTTAATAATATTCACGTTTTGCAACTTCGCAATAAACCCGGTGAAAAGCGCGCTCAAATCATCGGCGGCTTGCGAAAATTCATCGAAACCATCAACATCAATATCCAATGTAATCGATTTCGTTTCGTTCGCAATGCGTGATGCAGCGGTAAACAACGCATTATAATCATCTATGGTTCCTTTCCCGTGAAAATCCGTGCATTGAATTTTGCTGGCATAATCTTTGATTTCGAGCACCAGACGTGCGTTCTCACTAGTAATATCCGATACATCATCATAGACATCGACTTGTTCGAGCAGTTTTTCTTCGACTTGCGGATCATAGAGTTCAGGATGGGTCGTATCAAAGGTGGTATAGGCCACATAACCACCGCTAGGGTCTAAGCCATCGCGATTCTGAATCACAAAGCCGGTATCTGTAATCGTCTGGTCATGAAAGACGGGATTGATAACGGGTGCAGTGAAAGCAGCATCTGCGCAGTCGGCATCGATATTCGATGACGAGTTGCTTCCGTTAGAGGAGGAGTTAGAGGAGGAGTTTGATGAAGAGTTAGAGGAGGAGTTTGATGAAGAGTTAGAGGAAGAGTTAGAGGAAGAGTTAGAGGAAGAGTTTGAGGAAGAGTTTGAGGAAGAGTTTGGAGAAGCATTTCCATCAGCTCCACTTCCTCCATTTCCGGAGGAGGAAGAGGATGACGAGTCGTGTTCGTGGTCAGATGAAGACATCTATATAACACGTCCCTAAAAATCCAAATACGAAAAAAATAATCTCTAAAGCTTACCATAGATGCAGTCATTATTGTCCAATAATAATGATTGCAAACATACAATTCTAAAACAAGCATCTACTTTTGAACATTTTTCACTACACTTTCAAAATACAGTGATATATCCAAAGAAAACAAAATCAATACTATTACACAAAAATCAACAATTAATCACCACATTTTCCTTGTCGTCACTGACGGCGACATTTTTGCGCAAACAGCCCCTCTTGTGAGCCGCCAAGGCCTTCAAGTTATGGGCATTAAATTGTTTGCACAACTCACATTTCAATCCAGGTTTGATGGCCGAAGGAGAGAACTTCGTGGATAAATATTTATCCAGCGCCACAAATTTCATGTCTTCTAATTGCGCCAATATTTTCTTATTGCTCTCTTTGAACAAACTAATCATGGTGTCTTTTTGCATCACAAAATGCTGGTAGTCTTTGTTAATTTCTTCGAGAACTTCTTTCGGAATCGAATTGTCGCCACAACTTCCGCTGTGACTCATCAACTTGATTTTTGAGGACAAATTATCGATAATATCAATCGCAATATTGATTTTGCACGGAGAATCTTGAAAATGATGAATATAAACCAGCACACATCCATGTTGAATATCAATGTGATAGTTCGGCTTCGAAGCAATGCCCGATTTTTGCGAAATAAAAATACCATTGCAGCGATGTTCATCGATAAGTTGCGCAAATTGTTTCGTATCTTCGCTCGCAATATTGCGGTCACTCGTCATACTATGAATGAGAATGTTTTGCTTGTATTGTCGCTTCATCATCAATAAATTGGTGTGCGGAATATTGTTCGAGACGCTGACAATATCCGCCGTATTATACTGTTGGCTGAGAATGCGAATAAGTGGTTGGTCATCCATCGCAGTGAGACCATTGTTTTTACCATTGGTAATATCTTTTAAACAATTAATATTGTTCTGAATGCGTTCTTCGCTAGAAGCAATGAATGCATAAATGGGTTGTTGCATATTTGCAGCTTTGATTTCAAAATTGTGGATAAGGTCTTTGACTGAGCCAGTATCCGCGTGCTTTAATAAGGCAGAAGTTTCGTCAATGATTGACTTTTGAAAATTTTTGAGAACATCTTGAATCGGGCCTTGCGAACGAGGTAAGATATCATTCATCATGATGGCGGTTTTATCCATCAACAAATGATTGTTTTTCTCGAGTAATGGGCCTAGTTTTTCCACTTGGTTGTTTTGCATAATCGTTTTTACATCTTCGATGTAGTCCTTGCGAATATCGGCTAGTTTGACCATCACATTATTGGTGAGGTCGTTTCCGACGGTTGATTTGAATTGTGCAAACGAATCATGTAATTGATTCATCATCATAAGCATCTGTCCTTGAACCGTGGTTCCCATGATGTTCTCGGAATGCAGTTTATCGAATAAATCGATAAAGATGAGATTCACAGCATCAAAGTTGAGATGCGGATTGTTGTTGTAAAAGCTTACAATTCGAGCGTTTGTGGTCACAATTTTCTCTGTCATACAGGTACTTCTATATAAAATAGAGCTCTTTTTATATACCTATAAAAATTGATATTTGGAATTGGAATTGGGAGAAAGGTTTTGTGTTCTCCGAATAAAATAAGAACATATTCTTATTTTATGCAACATATGAAAAACGGTGGCCGTAAGTTTTATGGATTGCTTGATCTACTACCGGCGGGTCCTGCGGGTCCTGCGGGTCCTGCGGGTCCGGTGGGTCCGGCTAGACCATTGTCTCCGCTGGCTCCTCGCATTCCTTGCGGTCCAGCAGAGCCCCTTGGTCCGGGAGGACCGGTGATTCCAGCTAAGGTGGAGAATTTGTCATCGATATAGGAGAGAACGGGTGAAAAATCGATAGATACAGGAGCGGAATTCGTCTGATTATCGCCCTGCCTGCTGTTTTCATGGATAACACCTTTCTGAGAAACCTCTTGAGAACCTTTCTGAGAAACCTCTTGAGAACCTTTCTGAGAAACCTCTTGAGAACCTTTCTGAGAATCATGGATAACGCTTTCTTGAGAACCTTTCTGAGAATCATGGATAACGCCTTCTTGAGAACCTTGTCTAGACCTTTGGTCACCTCGTCGAACTAACAAATCCCTGATTCGACCTCCTCTTGAACTCGAAGACAAGGAGCTTGACGACGAAGAAGAGTCACTGCTCGAAGAAGAGTCACTGCTCGAAGAAGAGTCACTGCTCGAAGAAGAGTCACTGCTCGAAGAAGAGGAACTAGATGAACACGAAGTGTCAGAATGACAATCTATATCACTATCTTCCGGCCCGCCCCTTCAATGTCCTCTACGGCCAGGAGAGCGAGAACGACGTCCTCTGCCTCGGCCATAGCCATAATCACCATAATCTAATAATTTCAGAATAGTGTTCTCGTTATTGATGGTATTGACTTCGTCACGTAATCTGTTGCGGTCAAGAGTATCGACAGTGTTGATAACATCTTGAGAACGTTGGTCAATTTTTTGCTTGATTTCACAGCAGCATTCGCCCATTTCCTTGGATAAATCGCACTTGTTCTTAAGGGCTTCGTATTTGGCTTCTTGTAATTGAAGAGTGATGCATTCTTTTGATTTTTGTTGCTCTAACAACAAGGCCGCAAAGTGGTTGTCTTGTTTACTCAAAAGAGCAGCGAAATGGTTGTCCTGTTTATTGGCAAGAAGAGCAGTGGATTTTTGTGCTTCTAAAAGAGCACTTGCATATTGATTTGCCGATTGCAATGCGTTTGCAGAGGCGGATTTTTGCGTTTCAGACAATAATGCAGCATATTGAGTATTTTGATTTTGTCTGGTTTCCCATGCCGTATTACCAATGGCAGTTATTAATTCACTATTACCCTTATTTACCGTGCTTAAGACTTCGCCTTCCATGGCATTTAAATTGGTGGTAATATCGCGTCGAACGTCGGCTAATCTGGCTTGACTTGCAGTATCTGCAGTAACAGTGGTCATGCGGTTTTCGCCAGAGTTACGTTCGATGGATGCTAACAAGCCGTTATAGGCATCTTTGGATGCACCGACAGTTGCACCACCGTTTCTTTCCACGGCGGCTAAGATATCACGAGCACTGTCATTCGCGGCTTGGCGGCTAGCGGCATCAACGACGGTGGTAGTCAAACGGCCTTCGCCGGCGACTTTCTCAATGGCTGTCATGATGTTTCCACCATTGCGCTCGACAGCGGTGGCTAATTGAGAATTGACACGTTCAGTAGTAGCCATACCGTTTGCAGCAGTTCGTTCAATGGCAACACCATTTTGTGCAATTGTGTCATAGATGTTTTTATTGACAGTGGCAATTTCGCCAGTAATAGCTCTTTGTGCACCTACAATATTGTCGTTGATTCTAGTAGTAGAATCATACAAATTGGAGGTAAGAAGTTGTGCAGGGTCAAGAGCATATGGATTTACACCTGCAGGGTAAAAGTTCTGGAATTGGTTGTAAGGAGGCATCACGGGGACAGCTGGGGTAGACATTTGACTATCTATATAACAGTCCGAGAAATTATTTCCGAGCAAAATTCCTAAATCAAAATCACTGCATAATCAGTGTCAGAATTTGTAATTTACAAAATATTATTTGCACCACAAATTACACAACTGTAACTGCAAAAATCACAATTGTAATTTTTGTAATCAATATCGCTGCAGTTGTCGAAACAATTTAGCAAAAAGTAATTACGTTCGGACTGAACAAAAAATCTCATTTCATATCATATAGCATGATGCACCGCAACCACTTGACAAACACTCTCACTTACGAGAACTATTGCTTGAAAGCAAAACTCCAAGAATTACTGGAAAAAATCGCCCATCTCCAGGCCCAGCTCCTCACTTATCGCGACGGAACCCAATCGCGAGGTGACGAGCTACCGACGCCACCCGAGCAACCTATCCATTTACAAGAAGAACTCAACAAAAAAGACATTGAAATCGAATATTTGAAGGAGCAAATCGCAACCTTATCCCAAAAATCGGAAGATGTGACCACCAATGAAACCGAGAAAATAGATACGTCGGCGCTGCAACAAACGATAAGCGACTTGCAAAATCAGCTACAAACAAAAACGCAACAGCTCGATTTGTCGAATGAGAACCTTATGAAAATGCTCACCGAAGTCGAAATTATAAAAAAAATCGCAGCACTAAGAGAAGCCGAAAACGAACATTTGAAAACCATCATCGCAGGAAAAGACGCCGAAATCGCCCATCTCAAAATGACCTGTCCACAACCATAATCACACATTTTTGTAAATCACAATTGTAATTTACAAAATCGCCATGATGATGTAAAATCACAAAAATCACAACAGTAACCTACAATTCACATATTTTGTAAATCACAACTGTAAATTACAAAATCACAAAAACAAAAGTATCAAATCGCATTCTCTACATTTTTCGCAAATACTAAAAAGACAAACCACAATAGTCGCTCCGTGACCCGGCGCAAGCGCCCAATATCATAATCTATTGCACTAATGCGCGCAATCTCCTTATTTTGCCAACCATACCTCAAATAAACGACAAACAAGAGCAATCCGCCATACGACGCCATATCATATGCACCACAATGCACACAATGACGCACAAAATACCCAATCCCCCCATTGTCACTCGCCAGCTCCGCTCCCACCGTTTCCACTACGGTCGAAGCCACCACGCGCGACGAAAGCGTCGTCCGCAAAGACATCAACCCACCACCGATATCACCCATCAACAATCCATGTATCATTTTTGTCATGCTACTGCCATCCCCACCAACCAATGCCATTCATTTCAATTTTCGTGCAAAATTGAATCCAACGACCCAACACAAACAAATACTATTACACAACCAACATGCAAACGCCTCCGCGAAACCTCAGCACCATCAGGATGGACCCCCCTCCCCGACATCTCGACACGATTGTCTTAAAACTCAAACAAAAACAGCCCGACAATTACAGCAATCTGGCCGATATCACATCCTATTACACCTATAAACTCCGCCGTCTAGATGCCTTACATGAGATGGCCCGCATCAACGAATATATTTATGCAGCCCCTGTAACCGACGATTCCATTCCCCACGATTTAATCGAGTGGTATAATTTGACTGCAAGCTACATCGACAAACTCCACGAAGAAATCGCGCAAATGTTCACGATAAAAAAGAATGAAATCAAAGAAAAACGCATCCACGTGACAAACCTCATAGCACAAAAACGCAAAAAACACGCGTCGAATGAAGCCAGACATCAATCCGATACCGCCCTAGAACTCGCCACACTCCAACGCATCCAACAACTCCCCGACGACATCATCAACTATATTGCCGCATTCGTCCTCACTCCCAATATTCGACTCGCTCTCTATCGATTGCCCAAAACAACCATCACATCATCTATAACACAAATGAAAAATCCTCTGGCCAAAGAATTCATGAAACGCCTAAGAGAACGCGCGCTGACCATTACCTTCCAATTATACAATGTCGCAGTAAAACCGGGCATCATCAAACAAGCCGATTATGCCCCTCTTCACAATTTATTCGGCCAAACCAAAAATGAAATGAACAAATCCATCCATTCGGCCATAGAATGTTATGAATATATTCATAACATCATAAAACACAAAAAACAATGCAATCAAATCACGCCACTCGTCACCAATGAACTCTTATATATTTATAAAATCACCAAATATATATCGCGACCCGAATTCAACAAACGCGCCAAACCAAAACGACGCATATTGCAGAACCCGGAAAATCAACCAGCGCAAGCGGTCTAGATGATGAGCGACAAAATGAGGAGCGGATAAGCAACAAACAAAACCTATTACACTTTTTTTCCATAATCCCGCCGCTTAGGTATTTCGTAACTCGGTAACATAGCCGCATCATTATAAATCCGACTTCCATTGCGCGCATTCACCACATCATAATCAATCATCATTTTATTGATGGCGCCGCGTATTTTTTCTCGATTTTCGGAAACAACCTGGTTTGCCATACTAGCCACGGGTTTTGATACGGGTTTTTGCGCATACAAATCCAATACCTTCGCGACAATCGCACTACGCTGCACATCTTCCACGCCCAATTCCACATAGCCGAATTCAGAACTATCACCAGAAAGCTTCACCCGCCCAACAAAATCCGCCAACCCATTGTCGACCCCGCGGTCGCTCTGATTCAAATCGCCAGTCACCACCATTTTCGACCCTTCGCCCAAACGCGTCGCCAACATCAACATCTGATTCGGCGAACTATTCTGCATTTCGTCGGCAATGATAAACGCCCGCTTAAACGTTCGACCCCGCATGTATCCCAGCGGAGCAATTTCTATAACACCCCCGTGCAACATCGAGTCGATATCCTTTTGCGAATAAAATTCCAGCAAAATATCAAAAATAGGTCGCGTCCAAGGATCCATCTTATGAATCAATGACCCCGGCAAAAATCCAATATCTTCTTCCACCGACACGACCGGACGAGTCATAATAATTTTTTGTATAGCACCGCGTTTCAAATCGGCCACGGCCTGGCAACAAGCAAAAAGCGTTTTACCAGAACCAGCGGCACCGACGCTGACGACAATTTTTTTCGCTTCATCACCCAAATAATCTACATAGGTTTTCTGGTTCGCCGTTTTCGGACTATATTTCGGAATCATGAATTTCCCTAATTCGCTTCCACTATTGTTTTTTTTCGTTTTCATGGATAAGGAACGAACCGAGGACAAGGAACGAACCATAGACAAAGAAAAATGGCGCGCGGGTAATAAAAGAGCACATATGGTGACAAACATCCAGTTCATTATTATACATACACGTCATCAAATGTTTATATACTTTGCCCCCAACAAATTAAAAGACCATCAACATCGAATCTTTCGCACCACCTGTTCGGCCGTTTCCAATGCCCCTTCCATCCACTGCTGATGAGACATGGAATAATGCTCCCCACACAAAAACAATGGCACATCACCCCCCGCCGGGCACATCATCTCCCCGAAAAACCGCGAACTATCCGACCCAACACCCCAATACCCAACGCCGCATCCCCAATAAAACACCCGCACCGCAACGGGCGTAGGCATCGAAACCCCGCAACTCAATTGAATCAAACGCCGCAACATTTCTATAACACCGCTTATACCCGATGTTTGTTCAAGTTTATGCCAGAAATCTGCAAAGAGATTGTCCGAATACGAAATCATAATGACCCCGTCCTTTTCCGAAATCGGAATAATCATCCGCAAAGCATTATTCGTCGTCATCTTCGGCAAACCACGGAACCAAACGTCACCCTTTGCAAATTTCGCATAAATACGACATAGCGGCGCACAAACCAATTCCCGACGTAACCGTGCCTTCCACGCTCGACAACCCAAACCCACAAACGAAATCTTCTCCATCACCTGTTTCGGAAGAGCACAAATGCATTGTTTTCCCCCCAAAAATCGTTTGTTCTCGGCACACCATATAGCAAACTCGCCCCCTGCATATTCGACTTTATTCACGGTTTTGCCAAGACGAATCACCCCGCCCATCTGCTCAATCTTTACCGACAATCGTTCAATGATTTGCGACAACCCACCACGCAACATGAAAAACTGGTTCCCCGGACCCAATTCCCCCATCAACGCAATCGCGTCATAGGCATTCATAATGACCAGCTCCGAATAATAGCCAAACGTCGCCAATACAAAATCCACCTCCTCCATAGTCAAAACCGTCTTTGCATAATCCACAAACGAAATCCCGCGCAAATATTCGGCCGAGCGCAATTTACTCGCCACAATCACACGACTAAGCAGACCAGCACTCGGAATATTTTGCGCGCCGAGTCCAACATCCAACGCACTGTCTACTATTGGCCAAGCGCCAGGCGCATCCAACACCGAATTCATCACCACGCCTCGACCATCGGACGGCGCAAAGACCGCATTGCTGCGAATAGGCACCATGGACCGACCCAAGCCCAATTCTCGAATCAATTCTATAACACGAACATGTCCGTCATGAAACCGCCCTGCCCCGGCCTCGACCATCATATATTTATCAGCATACGTATGCACGCGCCCACCTAATTTTGTTTCCTTTTCGAGAACGACTAAAGAGCCCCGGAATCCACCCTGAAGCAATTGATAAGCACAATACAATCCACCGATTCCACCGCCAATAATCACAATGTCGTATTTCATAATATAGATGCTCATAAAAATCTATGCCCTTACACCCTTGAATATTTATAATGGGACGCCCAGAGGGCGTCTCACTAGAGATTTAAGGGAAACATTACCGATAAAGAGATAAATCTTAGCCCCTTCGGGGCGGATTTAAATCTTCACTGGTATAAATCTTCAGCGGTTTAAATCTTCATCGGTGTATAAGAAAACAAACAAATCATCTTACGTGTGCCTTCGCCAATACTCACGCCGCTTCGTTGAATAATTTTTGTCAGATCGGTATCTATCTTGTAGCCGTGGGTTTGCAAATAACTTAGCACGGCCGGAATGTCTTTTGCCATCATAAACCCATCGACGTGATTCATGGATGGTTTTGAACGAGGATAGCGACATACTACCAATTTGCAAGAATCATCGACATCAAAGGGTGAAGAAACCGTAAATGGCGACAATTTTTCGGACCATATTCGAGAGACTAAATCGCGCAATGGCCCTGTGGGCATATCACTGACGGTGAGAATATTCATATATTGCCCCAAATACGTATTCAATACCGGTTCTAAATACAAAATGACTGTTCCGATATTTGCATATTTAGAGCCATGCATCATTCAAGTTCTGATATATATTATTGAATAATTTATTTGTAAAAAATCGTCTTTTGCACATGCGTATTGATAATTTATTATCAACAAATATTATGGATAAGGGTGACAAGGTTTGGCGAATAAACAAGAAGGATGAAAAACCCGCAGTTCGTAACTGTGACCAACAATTACTAAATGGGGCATACTTTGGCAATTGGCAAGTGGTCAAGAAATGGATAGAACAAGGAGGTAATCCGAACTACATGGAGGAGAGAGATGGGTGGTTGCCGATACACTATGCGGCTCGTTGGGGTGATATGCGAATGTTGTTATTATTGTTAAAAGCCGGTGCAGATATTGATGGCAAAACAAATAGTAACGAAACTGCATTGCATAAGGCGGCTAGATGGAATAGACGTGACATAGCTATTGCATTACTGCAACGTGGAGCTAAAATCGAAATTAAAAACGGTGATGGCAACAAAGCAGCGGATATGACGACGGAACAGTGGATGAAGGACCTCATCAATCATTTCGAGGAATTTCTAGAGAATGAAAAATTAGAAAAAGACAAAAAGAATGTTGCCAAAGCAGAAATGGAACAAAAACGAGCAGACCGAAAGAAGGAGTTTGGTTATTAACATACATACCAAAGTAGGTAGATAATACACCAATGTTATAGAATTTATACCGGTAGGTTCAAAAATGGAATTTGTAGAAAATATATAGAGCCCTCAAAACAATATAAAGAACAATACCTATAAATATATGTGTATATGCCTCATTTGAGGGGGTAATACATAACTGCTCTCGTAGCTCAGTTGGTAGAGCATGCGCTTAGTAAGCGTAAGGTAGTGGGTTCGAAACCCATCGGGAGCTGAAGGGTAGGGAATGGACTCGAAAAAAAATTAGAAACCGGGAGCTGGAAAGGGTAGGGAATGGACTCGAAGATAGACACCCATCGGTCCCGAAAGGGGCAAGGGCAAGGACCCGAAAAAATCTACATAAAAATACATTCATTTTTATGTATAAGAATTATCAAACAACAAAATTGATTTTCGACAACACCAATTGCACAAACCACACACAACAATCATGGCATCTATTACACTCGATTACGTTTTATTCATCAAACAATTCATCGTTGCACAAGCCATTCGTATATGGAATCAGCAAGATGTCAAACCGCAATTACAAGCATGGAACGAAATATTCAACGAATTACACATACCTCTTCAATATTTATATCAACTCATATATCACAGTCATACAATATCCTCAACTCAATCCACTTATTCACTTGAAAACATGCACGACCTAGTGACCAAAATGTACAACGCACCGCGCACCTACGTGGAACAAAGTTTCCAAGAATATATTGACGAACGCGTGAATTTGCAAAAAGTCGGTCCCTATGACTATCAAGCATTTATCAAAAACATGACCGACCCTACCTTCAAACAAAACATCTATGCAAAATATCAAAAAGATTTCGAACTCATGGCATTAAAAAACCTCATCATTCAAGAATGTGAGGCACAAGAAAACCCAGACAATTATTTAAATACCATACCATATTTAGAATACGTCAGCATGAAAAATCACAGCAACCAACCTAATATAAAACAAACATACATACTAGAATTAGAAAAACAAACCCACGAAATAATAAATCAACAAATCAGATAAACATTGAGGAATTAAAAATAATCCCATTTTAATTCTTCAAGGGTTTAAACATTTTATCTATTCTATATATAATGACATCGCTAATAGACAATGGTTCCCATGGGTGTATTTTTCATCCAAGTATCAATGCTTGTGATGGAAATATAGCCGCCGAACCCGACAGTAAAACCCATATAACCAAAATACAAAAAAACGAATCCGCACTATCGGAAATAAAAATCGGCAAAACAATACAACAAATTCCTTTTTATTCCCACTATTTCGCACCCGTGATTCATCATTGTGACATTACAGTGACCCATATGAATTACGAACTCATCCGACAATGCAAAACAATGCAAGACGATTTTTCCAGATATTCAGACGGCGATAAATACATATCGAGCAAAATACGTTATGTGGGGAAATATCCGCTCCACAAATACATCCAAAACATCTCCAACAAAAAACAACGCCTACGCAAAATATTCAACACCCACTTACATCTACTCACCGCGTGTCAAAAACTACTCGACAATTCTATTATACATTTTGATTTAAAACCCGCCAATATCATGTTTGACGAAATCCAAAGCATACCCATCATCATTGATTTCGGTTTATCCAGCATCATACCCAATCCACGCGTTACATCGGACCCCTCATCGTATAAAGATTTCTTTGTAACAAATATCGCCTATGACTACTGGTGCATAGATATATTTATGCTTTCACATATTGCATTTGAAGAATTGTTTTATGCCAACAGTGTAGTGACCCAGAACCATTTAGATTATTTATTCGAACAATTTCAGACCGGCACATTTAAAAATCTAGTCACCCCGCAAGAAATCCGCACCTTTGCCATAGAATATCGCAACTATTTTTCAAAATATGCCGCACAACGCAAAACGTGGAAAGATTTATTTCAAGATGTAATCAAATACTATAACACATGGGATAATTATGCTCTGGCTCTATGTTATCTTCATACGTGTAGCAAATTAAATTCGTCCAACCATATGTTGAAACAATACACCGAATATTTGAAAAAACATGTGTTGTTAGCCATGCCAAAAGAGCGCAAGACATTACAACAAGTTCGTGAATATATCCTTGAATCTCTCAGCAGTGAAGCAATAGAGTAAGGACAGAGTCGCCACTAATACTATTATGATTACCTAATAGTATTATGCAGAATATACATCGTCAAACAATAGACCCACCTTATGATATTGTGGGTCTTCCAATATCGCCCGAATCGACGCAAATGCATTGTCTTTTTTGTATAAAAAAACGCGATTCAACAAATAGGCATTTGTTCCGGCACCAATGATTCTACCCCCATGACTCGTTTCCTCATGAGCGCAACAATTCCAGAATAGAGCGCGCCCCGACAATTCTTTTGCACACGAACCGCTCGAGAAAAAGCAAAATTTGACGTCGCCAGTTCCAACTATATCGGTGCTCGTTTGCGCATCGAAAAAATCAAAGACGCCTTGCACATTTCGCGCAGTTCTCATAGCACTTGCGCCCACAATCGTTTTCACCATATCTACGAATTCCATATCATCCAAGATTATCCAAGTAGGCGTATGGTCCATCACCATGACCCGATAACCGACCTTTGATTTTGCAGCGACGACACAGCCTAATCCAATGGCATGACACATGGCCATATGATTCATAGAAAGCGATAGGTCAATCACGGGCACAATCGACAAGTCAATCGCATTCACGTTTTTCGAAAAATGATTCCACAATTGATTGAGCAATTCCATTTGATACAAAATGTTTTGCAGGACGCGCAAATTTGTTTCGGTTTTACGCAACTCAATCAAATGTATAGCACGTTTTACAAAATCTCCGGGGACAAAGGAATGCACCTTATCATTTGAAAAGGTCGTGTCGTTACCATAGTTGCCATTTTTAAAGAATTCTTTTGTATGGAGAGATGAAATATGACGGTCGGTGCAACAACCCTTGTGGTCAGTGCAACAACCCTTGTGGTCAGTGCAACAACCCTTGTGGTCAGTGCAACAACCCTTGTGGTCGGCAGAGCAACCTTTATGGTCAGTGCAACAACCTTTATGGTCACCCAATCCAGCAACGGCGTCTCCCATAGAGTTATTGACATTCAAATACGCATTCGCTTGTCTGACAATACCATCCACCGTAATCGTAACCGGCTTTATCTCCGACCATGTTCGCGCACATTTTTTCACTTCGGCCACATCAACATAACGATTCAAAGCAGACAGCACCTTACGATATTGCATTTTGCATTTTGTAATAGCCCGCACATACCCATCGCCCCGGGCACTGCGCAAAATATGCGGATTCACCATATAACACCACTGTAAAGCCATTTTATCAAACAGCCACCCCCAAGCACTCTTTTCACGAGGAATCCATTTGCACACCAACGAAACCTTATCCCCATACCAATCTTCCCGCAATTGAATATTCATAATTTTCGCCGCCATATTTATCAGTTCATCGTCTTTCCCCAAAAGCGACCGCGAACGAACAACCTCGCAAAAATATTTCACATCTTTCCAGCACCCGTAATCACGCACACACATCTCCAACAATTTCATACCGCCCACGGGGTCAATCAAACACCATTCATAAATCATTCTATAACACAAATAGCGCTCGCCCTTGCCATGCAAAATATCACGAGTATGTGCCACCATCTGATATAACAATTTTCGCAATACCATATCCGACCAAACAGAATGCAACAGTTCTCGAAACAAACAAGTGTGTTGCTCTGTCTCTAGCGAACCATACATCAATACAATTTGTTCACGCCAATATTCGCGCACACCATTATCGTCACATGTTAATTCCGGATACATTTGTATAACACTACTACGCAATGTCTATATCATTTACGAATCATGATGTTTACGGGTTTTTTTATGTTTCGAAAAAACTCTTACCTGATTATGCTCAGAAATGCGAACCTTTTTCGTATGTTTTTTAACCGCAGTTGAAGAATCGCTTTCAGAAATACGCAAAATAGAACGTAGCGGTTTGTTTTCTACCACTTCGATTTCCTTCAAAAAGACAAACAAACCATTGGTGGAATGAAAAATAAAAATCGAGGGCGGAATCGGAATATCATTCACCATATTATATATTTTGCACCATTTACTATCCATATATCCGCCATCCTTTGTATATAAATATTCCTGAATATGCTGTGGTTCTAATTCAACTACAAACAACATCATTTCAAACAATATATATTTTTTACTATTGGAATGTTTCGCTAATTGAATGATTTTTAAGAGGCGTTCTTTAGACATATATTGCTTATCGGCGGTGGAATCACATGGATATAATTCACTGCGCACATTTGAAATATTGCCGACACAATCAATATACACAATGTGAATTTGTATTTCACTCATGGGTTCTCTATAATAATTTTTATCAATAGTATGCAATTTTTGTTCTTTTTCAATCCATGATGTATCTAAATCGTCCATATTGTATAAATCATAAAAAGTTTAGATTTGACAAACGCATAAACGATGGTTATGACCATAAGGAACGAAAAGGAACGAAAAGGAAGCAAAAGTCTAAAATACCATACTTTTATTGTCTATGCGGGTTTTCATGTGTAGATTTATCACTATAAAAAATATGAATGAACAATATATACAATGTCATCGAATCGATTATTTGGAGGTCAAAAAAATAAACAACTATCTAGCGGACTTCACAATAGCAATATTGATGCCACAATTTTAGAAGAAGTTGTATCATACCATATTGCAAATGGTGGTTTATATGGGGAACGTGGACTTCAAGGACCGACGGGTTACACCGGAAATACAGGACCTACTGGGAACACGGGAACCACGGGACCGACGGGTTACACCGGAAATACCGGACCTACTGGGAACACGGGAAATACCGGACCAACCGGAAATACCGGACCAACTGGAAATACCGGACCAACCGGAAATACCGGACCAACCGGAAATACCGGACCAACCGGAAATACCGGACCAACCGGCAATACCGGACCAACCGGCAATACGGGCTATACCGGTAATACGGGCTATACCGGTAATACGGGACCGACGGGCAATACCGGATATACGGGCAATACCGGATATACGGGACCGACGGGCAATACCGGATATACGGGCAATACGGGTCATACTGGATTGACGGGTTATACGGGTAATACTGGGCCAACAGGTAATACTGGACCAACTGGTCATACTGGATTGACGGGTTACACTGGACCAACGGGTTATACGGGTCCTACTGGCTATACGGGTCCTACTGGCTATACGGGTCCTACTGGCTATACAGGTCCTACTGGCTATACAGGTCCTACCGGAAATATAGGACCGAAAGGTGATTTTGGAGATGTCTATGCTACTACTGGAACCATATCTGCCTTACCTGCCGTATCGGATGACTATTATGATATTACCGTAGCTTCGTCCAGCCTTTCTTATAAATATGGTCATCGATTTATTGCGATTCGATATTCATCCACTACGCAATATACTGGATTTAATGGAATGGTAATCAGTTATAATGATAAAATATTAAAAGTGAAAATTACTACATTGTTGAGTAGTTATGCTTCGTATAGTTTTGGCACATCTGATTATGGAGAAGACGTCAACTATAATATCAATTTAGATGGCTATGGGTTTACGGGTCTATATACGGGACCAACGGGCGAAATAGGTTATACAGGTTATACAGGTTATACGGGTCCAACGGGTTATATGGGTTATACGGGTTATACGGGTTATACGGGTTATACGGGTTATACGGGTTATACGGGTTATACGGGTTATACGGGTCCAACGGGCTATACAGGTTACACAGGTTACACAGGTTACACAGGTTACACAGGTTACACAGGTTACACAGGTTACACAGGTTACACAGGTTACACAGGTCCAACGGGTTATACAGGCTATACAGGCTATACAGGCTATACAGGTCCAACGGGTTATACAGGTCCAACGGGAACAAGTTTATGGACCATATCCGGACAAAACCAATATTTTAATTCAGGTATTGTATCCATTGGCAAAACCACCCCATTGTCATATACGAGTTTAGCACTAGATGTCAGTGGTGCAGTGAATATATCACAAAATTTATACACCAATACAACGTCTTACGGGGTCACTACCACAGCAGTGACTGCTTCTGGATACAATAGTAGCACGAATGCCTACACATTAGATTATAGCAATGCGTCAAATTTCGTATTAACACACACTACAGCGACCGATTATTCGTGTAATATCATTAATATTCCAATACTCGACGCTTCAAATATATCTTATAACATAAAACTCATCAACAATATATCTCCAACTACAATTTGCACAAATATACAACTCAATAGTATGGATATTTCCCACAATTTATATTGCACTAAAAATCCAAACGATTTAACCGACAGCATAGTAACCGTCCAAAATATTTCGATTTATTACATTGATGGGTCAAATACATTCGCTCTTTCAAATATAGATACTTATAAATAAACTATATAAAGAATACCATATGATACATATGTCTCAACACAGCGCCTCTGTAACTCACCTAGATTTTATCTATAAAAACCTATAATTTCCATGAACATTATACTTGAGACAGCACAAATCGATTACGATACCACCATCGTATAAATTTGTATACCTTTACGCCTTGCGCAAAGCTTTTCCGGTGATAAAATCTTCACTGGTCTAATCATGCCCCTACAAGGGCGTATACTACATATTTGCTCTTCCGAATGTCGTAATCGGTAGATAATAAGTGTAAAAAGTATACTAGGCACCAAAACCCGAGCATCCCCTATCTTGCCTCAATTCGTTTTGAAGCGAGAACCAATGACACCTTTAGGTGTAAAAATCATGTTATATGAAAGCATAACATTATTTTATCGTTTGAGCAATGCCACTTGTTTTTTTAATTCTTGTATTTCATGCACCAATAACCCAATCAACCCATTGTAATTGACGGATTGATAAGTCTCTCCGTCTTTTTCTCCATTCACTAAGAATGCAAAATCGTCTTGCAATTCATGTGCAATAAAGCCGATTTGCGGATGTTGCGCAACAGTATTATAATAATAGACGGGTCGCAAATGGTCGACCCCATACGATAAATCAGCCAGAGAAACAACCTGGTCTTTAATGCGATAATCAGAGGTCGTCCAAGTATTTCCACTAGTATTGACGGAGCCTTGAAACGAAACGTTGCCAGTTACATCGAGCTTGCCTCCAATTTCTAAATTTTTCTCAAATCGGGATGTTCCACTTTCAACGTAGAGTGGATAAGAATACCCAGATGATGTAGCCGCACCAGTAATGTAGACATTTTTATCCGCAATAATATTTCCCAATATTTTTGCCCCACCCTTCAGATACAATGCAGCATTCGTACTATCTGCAGTTGCATCCTGGGTAGAAGACATGATAACATTTCCTGAAAATTCCGAACCACCAAATACCTGCAACGCCTTAGAATGACTGGAGCCGGCCACAAGATTGCCATCAAAATATCCACCGCCGGACACATACAAGGCACCCGATGAATCGCTCGATGCACTTGTGGTATTTGCCACAACGACTTGCCCGTTCAGTTTTGTTCCACCGGTAACATACAAGGCACCGGATGCATCTCCTTCAATAGAAGTCGAACTTGCAATATAGACGTCCCCGAGCACATTTAACGACCCGTCAATTTTTGCATTTGCATTTGTGCCACTCACATCAAGGGCATATGTCACGTCGGTATCGGTTCGTTTATCCCAATCAATCGTCATGGAATACACGGATGTAACCGTAGATGAAGTGCCTAGCGATGTAATATATCCATGAATCACTACGTTTCCCGAAATATCCACCGGATGTCGAAACTGTGTCTTACCACTATCGCTTTGTCCGATTTGTATACTGTTACCTCGAATATCTACATTGCCGGAAATATCCATGGCGTGTCTCACGACCGTTTTTCCTACATCACTTTTACCAATTTGAATATTTGAAGCGTCGGCACCCACATATAAATTTTCAACATTTTCGTTCATAAAATAAACACTATTACGAGTCGATTGAATTGCATTTGCACCGGATGCATCTGAATCCATATAAATGTTACCATAAATAGTCATATTTCCACAAACATCCATGACATTGTTTTCACTATGGTTTAACAAATCGGGCAAAAAATTATAGACGAGGTTTGTATATCCGACATTATAAGCCGTGGTGCTATCATAATAGTAGGACGATTTTACATTCGATAAAATAAAATCATTTTTATCAAAAAGGGTAATATGATTCAGAGAACCGTCCAACAAATTGCCTGTTCCAGCCGAATTCAACATATTATACGATGCGCTTCGCCATATATATCCATCATTGGTATATACGATTGCCCCATTGTCTCCGACCGCAATCGCATTTGAAGAGTCATATGCATGCACGCTCGTTAAAATGGTGTTTTCTATTGTCAAGTCATCTGTATTTTGCGAAATATCGGTCCAGATGTCTCCGCCATCATGTGTATAGGAAATGATAGAATCACCGACGGCCACCACAAAACTACTACTACTATGTGCAAATACACTATTATACGACATGTCATCATTATGACGATTGATTTCTTCGAGAGACGCCGCGTCATATTTAACGATACCATTTCCAGCAACATATATGTTACCATGTGCGCCATGAATATAGGAACCACTTACATCCACGGATGCATCTATACCACCTTCCGTTGATTTATCTGTATCTGTAAAATAATTACTTCCCGAATGTACATGTCCAATAGATGCGTCATAATAATACATTTTGTTGTCTGCTGTTCCTATAAAAAACCGCGAATTTGAACTGTCTGTATAAATATAAAGTGACTGAGCATCATCGGTCTTATCCGAAATGGAATTGCTGCTCCAATCGACACCTCCATTATATGTATAATACCCAATCATTTTGTCACCATAAATGAATGCATAACTCGCATCATATACATAAACTGCTCTCATTTTTTGAATACCACTGCTGATTTTTGCCGTCACTATATTACTACTATTCCAACCGATTCCCTTATCTGTAGTATAATAACATTGCAACACAAAACTAGTGTCCGTAATGGTTGAAGGGTATCCAATCGCAATACCGGTATTTCCGTGGAATTTCATACCAGCCACTTCCCATAGCGGTTTTTCAATGACACTACTTTCACCATTTGCCACATGTATTGGGCCGTTGATGTCGAGAACATAGGATTCCGTTTTCGGTTTATAGGTATTAATTCCCGTGGTTGTCTTGTATTTCACCACACTATTTCCCGAAACGACGGTTTGCGACGGAATAAATAACACATTCGATACATCAATCATACCTATGGTTCCCATATTGCGACTATTATCATACGGATACGTTCCACCGCCCATCGAAAATCCTGTATTATCTGGCGTAATCATATTCATAAACATGATGGCCGAATTATCCATACCCACCATCGATATTCCATTTTGCAAGCACGACTTGTCATTGTTATAAATGTCATACAAGTAAATATTGTCGCTGATATCATTATGAATCGAAACCGTCGAATTTTTAATACCTGTATCTGAACTCAAATCAGATACCACTAATTTCGGCAAAATCTTCACCACGCTATTCGCATCAATCAAGAGATTACCCCCATTTTGATACTGCACACGACCATCAAAACCGCTTTCCGACGACGATATGGTCGAATCGTTGAAAAAATCAATCGTCGAATGACTTGCATCTGTCCATAACACAATACCTTTTTTATCTTTGTTTTGACTTAACACATTGCGAGTAGTGCTTTGCGATGAAAACACGTGAATAGATGATACCATATTTCCCGAAATATCCAACGACGCCTGGGGCGATTTATGATTAATCCCTATACCACTTGCATCGCCATACAAATAAATGAGATTCGCAGCATCCCCAAAATACAATACACTTGAAACGTTGACGTTATTTTTAAAATATCCATTACCATTACAGGTAATATCATCCGCAGTAATAGAAGTAGTATTCATTGTGCCACTTATACTCACATTTCCATTAAAACTCGCGTCCTTGTCTACATATAAATATTTCCCGACCGAAAGATTTCCCGAAATGTCAATATCGCCCACAATCGATTTTTTTATGACAAAATAGTTCGTGACAATCGAATTTACGGTAATATGGTTTGTTTTGTCAAATTTATCGATTCCACCATATGATTTCCAAGATGACATTATAATTATACTATATATATTGATAATGTATTTTATTTGCGCAATTTTCTGTAAGTCTTAGACCATTGCCCTACCCAAAGAACAACAATCGGCATTCCTTATGTTCTCACAATCGAGACATAAATACATACTATTACACAAATCGAAATGCTAAATAGAGGCATCTGTATTCGCCGCATATCATTGTCCTCCTCGTTTTAAATGTAACTTAGTTACATGTTTTTTGGTAGTGCTGTGAGAACCTGGTTTGCGCTGATTGCAAAAAGTGCGTATTTGTTCAGATTCTTTCAGAATCGCACCTACTGTTTTTTGATAAAATTCGCGGAATTCACCAATTCGCTTTTTCATGTCGTTCACCGAGAACCAGCCAATTTCCGACTTTTCAAAGAGTCTTGTTTTCTCCAATATTTGTTTCTCTGGTTCCGCCAATTTCGACCATAAAAAACGGCGATTTTGATTGTAATGGGTGGGTAAGTTCTCATCATATTCGATACAAAAGATATGTATATGATATTTGTCCTGCAGCATGTAATAGGTCCCACCATTCTTTTTCACCAAGTTGCCCAATTCTTTTTCGTCGCCTAAAAATCCACATAATTCTTCGGCACCTTCTCGCAATGCCGCACGCAATGGCGTTTCCCCGGCCTCGACTCTTCCCCCGAAATCAGAGAACCCGGGTGTATCGGCAAGTTCGTTTTCTTTGCCGAATAAAAAATACAATTTTCCTTTGTGCATAGCCACAGGTAAAATACTTCCCGCAACCATTATATATAACACTGAGAAAATCAAGGATGCAAGTCTTATCTAATCATCTTTCGCACCATTTTGATTTGCAAATACGACACCTCTCGTGGCAAATTGTCCTTCACTACCTTGAGGGGAATATCTTTTCCCAGGACTTGAAAGGCGTCTACAATATAACCATATATCACTTCCGTCATAAAGGTCTGATACGGAATCCCCTCGTGGGGAACGTTCTCGACTAAATGGTCTTCTATGGTCTGTTTCTTTAGTCCACGTTCCACAGCGATTTCGTCAATCGTTTTTCCCGCTAGAAACAAATCAAGCGTCACCGCGTGTGTCGGTTTTTTTACCACTGTTATTTTTTTCGTGGAAATATCACCTGCATATTTGTAGGTATCGAAATTGATTTTTTTAATAGACGAATCGTCGCAGGTCGAATCGATAACTGCTTCGCCAACTTCTGCTTCGTTGCCGCAGGACGAAGTCGCCACATTTTCTATAACACTTTTTGGCGTCATGTCTATTGCCGGTATACTTTCGTAAAAGGCGCGGACCTTTGGATTCGCGCGAATCCGGTCACTGCGAAATGCAGACAAATAGAGTCCATCTAATGATTGAATGCGCGATAAAGCGACATAGGTTTGTCCATATTCAAAGATACTATTTCCCAGGTCCATTTCGGCCCGAGGCATGGTGGCGCCCTGGATTTTGTGAATCGTCAATGCCCAGGCGAGACAAAGGGGGTATTGTGAAATAGCGACCACTGGATATTCATCCGATTGCCAATGATGCCGTTCCACAGGTCTTAATAACCCATTCGAGAACTTGACAATGATATTTCCGTTCGTAAAATCCACCACAATTCCTTG